ACAGAGCAAATATGATTTTTCAGCTGACGGTGGCAGTTACAGTGTAAAACAAGCGTTTGACAACGCGGTTAAAATGGCTGCCAAATATCGCGGCAGATCCTCGGCAAGCAGCCATAGAGTTTTCAAATCACCAAAGGAGGTGAATGATGCCATATCCTAATGAACACGCGGCGCGCGTTAGAAATCCCGGCGATTTTACACGCTTCCGCTCAAAAGAAATTGCCAACGGAATTCGTATCATATTAGGCAAGCTTAAGAATAAAAACGCCTGGGATACGCAGGCTTATAGATTTGATGTAGCAAAATTTACAGCCGCAGAAGCCAAGCAATGGTTGAAGGAACATGATGTTAAATATATCTCGTTTGAAGCAGCCGTTGAGAATAAGAAAATCAACGAAGGCATTCGAAAGGCAGCTGGAAAATAATGGAAGTCGATTTTATGCGCATCGCTCAGGATGAGCATATGTTCGACGAAGGCAAGCGCCTAAAATTATCGATAACGCAGGATACTTACGGGCAGCCAGTGAGGTCATACAGCGATGGGACGGCTACAAAGTGCGGCTTTGAAATGTTATCTGGAAGCGAACGCGACAAAGAGAAAATGACCGTGGCGCAGTATGATGCCGTTGTGAGGATCCCGATTAATTATGAAATCGAGCCTGAGGATAAATTCAGAATTACCAAAATTAATGGCGAAAGCGTCTCGATTGATTTTGAGGTTGCCGCTCCGCTTCAGCGAGGCAGAACCTGCAATAGAATTTTGCTCAGGATGGTGAAGCCATGAGCGAAGCTGGAATGAAAATCATTAATATAAGCGAATTCTCAAAAGCGCTTGAATCGTTATCAGCAGATTTGCGCACCAAAGGATTGACCAAAGCGCTGGATGCCGGCGGTTATGTCCTGGAAGGCGCGATAAAAGTTGAGGTAGAAAATCAGCACCTTGTAGATACCGGCGCATTGAAATCAAGCATAAAAAAGAGGAAGGCCAAAATTTATGGTGATAGCGGCGAGGTTGAGGTAGGAACGAATATCGTTTATGCCGCTATTCACGAGTTCGGCGGGATAATAAAACCGAGAACGAAAAAGGCATTGACATTCAAAACAAAAGACGGCAGATGGCATACGGTTCAAAGGGTGGTTATGCCCGCGCGTCCTTATATGAGGCCGGCGGTGCAGAAATCAGCCGCGAAAATAGAAGCCGCGCTCAAAGCAGCCTTGGGTGCGCATTTGGAGAGATATGGCAAACATTGAGGAAGCGATATATTTTATATTAGCCAACGATAGTGAATTGGATGATGCGGTTGGCGGGCGCATCTATCCGCTTTATATGCCTGATATCGTTGAAATGCCGGCGATAACCTATCAGCGCATTTCAACTGTTAGAGAGCTGACCCACGACCAGGAAGCCGGCGGCTTGGCTTCGGCTATATTTCAATTTACCGTTTGGGACAGCGATTATGCTACAATTAGAGAAATATCCGAGATGATTAGAAATTGTCTGAATGGCTATAAGGGAACGGTAACTATTGATTCAGGCGACAGTGATATTGATATTCAGGCATCCTTGATTAATGGCGAGGTTGATAACTATGACCCTGAGGTAAACTTATATTGGACGAGTATCGATTATTTGATAAAAAGTGAGGAATAGAAAATGGGCAAATTAGCAGCATTTGGAACAATTTTAGAATTTGAGGATTCACCCATCGCGAATGTGCAGAGCATCGGGGCGTCATTATCGCTGGATACTGAGGATGTTACTACGCATGACCAGGCAACGGCATGGGAAGAGACAGTGGGCACAATATTGAGAAGCGGTGAAGTTTCACTGGATATTGTGTATGATCCTGGTGAGACAACGCATGCAGCGTTGATTACCGCAATGGAGGATAAAACGCTTTCAGCATTTGATTTGAAATTTACAGATGGGACAATGTGGGAATTTAACGCTTATGTTATAGGATTTGAGCCGACGGCACCGGTTGAAGGCGCATTAACCGCTTCGGTAACATTAAAGATAGACGGCGAGCCGATATTAGATTCAAGTTATTCAATTTAGAAAGGAAAAAGATATGAGTAAATTAGCAGCATTTGGAACAAAATTACTGCGAGGAGCAGTAGAAGTTGCTCAGGTGCAGAGCATATCAGGTCCCGGTCTGGCGTTAGATACTGAAGATGTTACCAGCCACGACAGCCCTGGAGGCTGGGAAGAGGTGGTTGGGACAATTCTCAGAAGCGGCGAAATATCGCTTGATATCGTTTACGACCCAAAAAATGCCACGCATAAATATGCTACTGGCGGGCTTCTGCACGATTTGGCGAATAGGGTAACGACCACTTATACGCTTACATTCCCTGATTCTACCGCGTGGTCATTTAGTGCGCTGGTGGTTGGGTTTGAGCCAAGCGCGCCTGTAGAGGGTGCATTAACCGCTTCAGTAACTCTGAAGCTTACCGGCAATGTAACATTAGCATAGAGGTGATATGGCGCTTACAAAAGATGAAATCCTGAAAATAAGAGATTTGAAAGTTGAGCCAATAGATATTCCTGAATGGGGCGGTGTAGTATATGTTCGCGGTATGACCGGAGAGGAACGCGATAAATTTGAAAGTTCAATCGTTCAGATGGCCGCCGGCGGCGAGCAGAAAATCAATATGAAAAATGTGCGCGCTCGGATGGCGTGTTATACCTTGTGCGATGAGGATGGCAATCGATTATTTTCTGATAACGAAATCAACGAACTTGCCAAGAAATCCGCACTCGCGCTTCAGCGAATATTCGAGGTCGCGCAGCGATTATCGGGCATTGGTCAGGTAGAAATGGACAGCTTGTTAAAAAACTCGGAGAGCAGCCAAGCAGACGATTTTATTTCAGGTTAGCACGCGAACTTGGCTGCACTGTCGCTGAACTTTTAAATCGAATAAGCTCAAAAGAATTGAGCGAATGGATGGTTTACTATCAATTAGAGCCATTCGGAACAGACGCGGAAATGTTAGGACACGCAATAACATCGGCAACGATTGCCAACGCAAATCGCAAGAAGGGCAGCAAACCATATAAGCCAGAGGATTTTATGCCAGATTTTGAGAAGGCAATTAAAAAACAATCAACTGAGGAAATGATCGCTTATGCTGAAATGATAACAGCCGCATTGGGCGGCAAGGATCTAAGATAATATGGCTGGTAGTATACCTGATTTAATTGCTAAACTCGTTCTGGACTCTTCCGGGTTCAATAGCGGCATTAACGAAGCCTCGAAAAGCGCGGGCGGATTTTCTTCCGGCATTGGAAAAGCGGTTGGGGGCGTGGTCGATTTTGGCAAGAACATGCTCAAGGTTGGGACGATAGCCGCGGGTGCAATGACTGCCGGTGGCGTTGCCTTGGCTTCGTTTGCTGAGCAGGGGGCAAAACTGGAAAATATCGAAACATCTTTCAATGCCATTGCCGAGGCAAGTGGCAAGTCCGGCGATGCCATTTTAGCCAGTTTTAAAGATATGACTGGGGGAATGATAACGAACACTGACGCGATGAAATCCTATAACATGGCTGCTCAGTTGGTCAGCGATGATTTCGCGAATACATTGCCGAACTCAATGAATTACCTGACCAAGGTTTCTGCTGCCACAGGGCAGGATCTTGATTATTTAATGGATAGTTATGTGCGTGGCATTGGCAGATTATCTCCAATGATATTAGATAATTTGGGCATACAAGTTGATTTAACTCAAGCCTACCAAGATTATGCTGATGCCAATGGGCTTGTAGCCGGTGAACTCACAAAAACTGAGCAGCAGATGGCATTGAATGCCCAGGTGCAGAAAAAGCTGATGGAAAACACAGCTGAATTACCTGATATTACCGATACAGCCGCAGGTAGTATTGCCTCGTTGAAAGCCTCGATGACAGATATAAAAGATGAAATTATGAAATCTCTCGGTTCAGCATTCGCTCCACTTTTCTCGGTGCTGGCGGACTTAGCTAAGGATGTGCTGCCAAAACTACTTGAAGGATTACAGCCGATTATTGAATCATTTGGCAACTTCATGACACTATTGGCTGGTGGTGATTTCGAGGGGGCGGGTGAAGAGATGGGGACATTATTGGCTACGATAACGGGAAAAATAAGCGAGATGCTGCCGGGGATTATTGAGGCTGGAATTCAGATTGTAAGCGGGCTGATTATGGGGATAAGCCAGTCATTGCCGACGCTCATCCCCACAATTATTGAGATGATGCTGGGTATAGTGAACGCTATTGTGGAAAATCTGCCCATATTGATAGATGCCGGGATTAGCCTTATTGAGGGCATTGTAGAGGGGCTGATAATTGGTATAAGCGAATCATTACCAACGCTCATTCCAACGGTTATTGAAATGATGCTGGGTATAGTGGACGCTATTGTGGAAAATCTGCCCATATTGATAGATGCCGGGATTAGCCTTATTGAGGGCATTGTAGAGGGGCTGATAAATGCGCTGCCGATTATTATAGAAAAGGGACCGGTGATTATAGAAAATCTATTCACCGCAATTATAGAAGCATTACCGAAGATCCTTGAGCTTGGGGTATCAATTATTGAGTCATTGGTTACCGGGATAACAGATAATCTGCCGACGCTGATAACTTCTGCCGTGAATCTGGTGAGAACGATTGCGAATACAATTTTAAGCAACTTACCCACCATCATTTCGGCCGCCATCGATATCGTAAAAGCTATTGTAAGTGGGATTATAAAAGCCATACCAATCCTTGTTGGCTGTGTGCCTCAGTTAATAAAATCTCTGGCTAATGGATTTAAAAGTGCCGCTTCAACGATATGGAATATTGGCAAGGATATTATCAACGGGATTTGGGAGGGCATTAAACGGAGCTGGGATACAATCAAGGAAAATATACTCGGATTATTCTCCGGCTTATGGGATGGGGTGAAAGATTTCTTCGGCATCGGCTCACCATCGAAATTATTTATGGAATTAGGCAGGCAGCTGAATCAGGGCTTCGCGCTGGGAATTAAGGCGTCGGTAGATCTACCGGAGAAAGAATTAGCATATAGCATTCCTGCAGTTGGAGGTGCCTCAAGTCCGTATAGCAATTACAACGATGCCACAAATGAGTATATTATCAGCCTATTGAAAACGCTGCCTGATACGATTGGAAAATCTATGCGCGATAACATTTTGTTGGCAGGGACGCAGTAATGAGCGTTTATTATGA